GATAAAATTAGATGCAGTTCTTGGTTCTCTTTTTTTTTTCAAAGTTTAGGCTTGGAGTTACTGAACGTTACGAGCAATTATTTACAGGAGGAAATGGAGAAACAACCACAATTTCAGCAGGATTTGGAAAAAAGTGGGGATGGTATTCAAGCATCTATGCACTCTCTCAAGGAGATATTGAAAGATTTGAAAGTATCACTTCCCTTGAACTAGATAAGTGTTTAACGATGTTAACATTTATGAAAGAAAAGAACGAAGCAGAAGCACAACAAATAAAAAATAAGCAAAGAAGATGAGCCAAGGAATAAGAGGTTTTTATCAAGTAACCAAAACACTAGAAGATCAATTGCTTTTAGATGAGAATTGTAAAACAGTTACCACTGGTGACATATCAAAAATCAATCTCGAAAAACAGGATATCTTCCCCTTGTCACATATCTTAATTAACAGTGTGACACAAAGCGACAACAACGGAAGTGCAACATATACCTTCAATGTTTCTATTCTTTCAATGGATATTGTTGATCAAAGTAAAGAACCAACCACAGACTTGTTCAGAGGCAACGATAACACACAAGACATTCTAAACACACAAATGTCTGTAAGTAACAAGTTGATTCAGATAATGCGAGGAGGGACTTTATTTCAAGATATGTATCAAGTACAAGGTGATGCTACGTTTGAGTTTTTCACAGAAAGGTTTGAGAACGAATTAGCCGGTGTTACTGCTACTTTTAACATCACGATTTACAACGACATTTGGATTTGCTGATGGATTATTTAGAACTAAGTAAAGCATTAAATGCATTTGGTAAATATGTTATCCAACAATCAAGATCAAACTTGACAAAAGGAAAACCTCCCTACGGTGATAAAAACGACACAGGTGCTTTGTACAATTCTTTGAAGTACGAACCGAGACAAGAAGAGGGTGCTTTTTTGATTGATTTTATAATGGAAGATTATGGTGCTTTTGTAGATGAAGGTGTAAGGGGTGCAGGTAGCAGTTCGAATAATAGAACATCACCATTTAAGTTTGGAAGTGGAACTGGTAAAAAAGGAGGTTTAACTAAAGGAATTAGTAAATGGATTAAACAAAAACCCATTAAACAATGGAAGGATAAAAAGACAGGCAAATTCCTATCCTACAAATCAATGACATTTTTGATTGCTCGGAGTATTTACAACAAAGGAACTAAGCCAAGTCTATTTTTCACAAAGCCTTTCTATTCGGCTTTCAAACGCTTACCAGTTGAGATAGTAAAGGCATTTAAATTAGACATTGAAAAGGCAATTGTGTTAGGCACTAAAAGATAATTATGGCAAATATATTAGTTAGATCACCAAGGTTTGAAACCTTTACAATGGACGCATCAGCCAATAGTATAAAATTAGAACTTTATATTGGAGGTGTTTTAAGATATACTATTATTAAAAATTCTGCACCAAGCAGTGTTGTTACTTTTGAAATAGCGGAATTGATTAGGGATTATATTACGCAAACATTTGATGGAAATTATACAACATCAACTGTATCAACTGCATCTTCAAATGTAATACAATACATAGGGCAAGATGGCACAGGTAATCAAGGTAGTCCAACTGCTATTGATCACATTGCTTTTAATGGATACGGAACTTTTATGGAAGGTTCTAATCCAACAATTAGTTCTCCTTTGTGGATGGTTTCAAAAGATGTAATTAAAAATGGTTACTATGTTTATTATCCTTTAAACACAAGTGGTAAAATTCCAATCATAACAAATGCAGGAAGTATTAGTTATAAGACATTCGCAACAGATGCAACAAGCGCAACGCTTACAGGTGCTGACACAATAAACATTGTTAGAGTTGATTGCACAAAATACGGAAATGGGAATAAAATAACATTTGTTAATAAGTTTGGAGGCTTACAAGATTTGTGGTTCTTTCTTAAAAGTGTTAAAGCAACCACATCAACAAAAGAAACCTACAACGCAAACACAATAAGCACAAGCACAGGCTCAGCGACTTACTCAGTAAACGCACCAACTAAAACAGTATTTAATAAAACGGCAAATCAAAAGATTAGATTAAGCAGTGGGTATTATCCCGAAGGTGCTAATCCTTTCTTTGAAGAATTGTTACTATCTGATCAAGTATGGTTGACGCAACCCGATCCCTACGATCCATCAACTGAGCAAGTAGTTCCAGTGATTATTTCCACATCTTCATTTACATATAAGACTAGTTTAAATGACAAGCTGATTGAATACACAATGGATTTTGATATGGCATTTGATTACATAAACAATGTACGTTAATGCAGAAGGTTCAGATATATGTAGGAAGTGAAAGGCTAGAACTTTTTAAGGATGAAACGGTTTCAATTACCCAATCAATCCAAAACATAAAAGACATTTCTAAAATCTTTACAGAATTTACACAGAGTTTCACCATTCCGGCATCACCTACAAATTCAAAAATATTTACTCACTATTACAACTATAATATTGTAGGAGGTTTTGATGCAAGAATTAAAGCAGCATCAAGTATTGAGTTAAATTACCTACCTTGGAAGAATGGCTTTATGGCTTTAAATGGGGTGGATTTAAAGAACAATAAACCCTATGCATATAGGATTACATTCTTTGGTGAAACAATCAATTTAAAAGACATTCTAGGGGAAGACTTGCTTTCTGATATATCAACATTATCTTCTGAGAATTTAATCTATGATGCTGACACAATTGAAACAAAACTACAAGCTGATCCAACAACAACAGATATAATTGCCCCATTAATTACGCACACTAAAAGGTTATATTATGATAGTTCTTCTAGTGCAGCAGGAGATGGCAATTTAGAATACGATGTAGCAAAACCTTTGCAGGGTGTTGAATGGAGTGATTTAAAATTTGCTTTAAGAGTACATAAGATTATTGAATCTATTGAGTCCCACTATACAATAGCAAATGGGTTTCCTTCAAATATTGTTTTTTCAGATGATTTTTTTAGTTCATCAAATGAAAATTACTATAACCTATTTATGTGGTTGCACAGAAAGAAGGGAAGTGTTCAACCTGCGACACAAGTAAATGAATTTTTTTCACAAGTAGATGGGTTTTCACTTACTTCGGGAACACCAAACACAGGAATGAATGTAGATGGTAATACACTGTCTATTTACACACAGAACATTGTTCCCCCAAATGCTATAAATACCAATTATCTTTATTTAACAACATCTACTAGTGAAGAATTTCAAGTTATAATTTACAGAAATGGATCATTATTCTATTCTTCAGTATTAATTCAAGGAACAGGAAGCCAAGTTACTACTGTTTTGGGACAAGCTGAAATAGGCACATTACAACCCGGTGCATATACGGTTGCCATAAGGCAAACACACGAAAACAACATAACCTTTAGCAGTGTTAGATGGGAGATAAACGGAATAGCATCGAATGTAAATTGGCAAGATATTTATACTTCAACAAACTTTGCAACAGAGACGGCTGATTATGAGTTTAACATAACCGAACAAATACCCGAAATGAAGGTAATTGATCTTCTTACAGGTTTGTTTAAAATGTTCAACCTAACTGCCTATGTTGAAAATGGAATAATTGTAGTAAAAACACTAGATGAATACTATCAATTAGAAAGCACTTGGAATACAACCAATACATTGTGGCAAAATGATGACAGACTTTGGAACGAAGCAGGAACATCGGGTGCTAGTATTTATTCTTTGGATGAATTTGTTGATGTTAATTCTACCCAAGTAAATGTGGCACTTCCTTTTAAGCAAGTGAATTTTGAATACGAAGGATTAGGAACATTTTTGGCAGAACAATACAACCAATTAAACAACGTTGGATGGGGAACAGAAAGATACACTTTAGATTCTGAAACATACGATGCACCAAATGAGGTTTACAAAGTTCAAGTTCCTTTTGAACACCTTCAAATGGAAAGGCTAGTAAACGTAAATGGAGGAGGACAAACACCAATTCAATATGGATACTTTGTAGATCAAAATCAACAAGCATATTTTGGAAAACCGTTATTATTTTATCCAATACTTCAAACAACAACTGCAGGTTTGGAAAAAAGTATTTCTTTTAGAGACACATCTTCAACACATTTGGAATTGACAAGTTATATTATTCCTTCAAATAGTGTTGCTCTTTCTTCGAGTACTGATACGTCAAATATTAATTTTAGTTTAGAGATTAACGAATATCAATTAGATGGAAGTTTTACTGGTACTTTGTTTGCGACATATTACGAAAATTATATTGCTGAAATATTCAACACAAAAAGAAGAATGTTTAAAGTGACTGCTTATTTGCCTTTGAATTTGATTTATAATTTAAAGTTGTATGACACAATAGAAATTAACTATGAGAATTACAGAATCAATTCAATGACAACGGATTTAACAAACGGAAAAAGCAGTATAGAACTAATTAATTTAGTATGATAAAGATGATACTTAAAATGCTAGAAATAGCAAACGGAGAAACTGAAAATATAAGAATTGCACAAGGAAAATACTTATTCCCAAAAACATTTGGGGGTGCGTTTAAAGGCTTTAAAAATGAAATGAAATGGCAGAGCAAGTACAAGTAGAATTAGAAGTAGAAACCAAAAAAGCGGAGAAAAACGTTGATGATTTAACTGGTGGAATTAAGAATTTAACCAAGGCAGTTGAACAAGGAAACGAACAAACCGCAGCAGGTTTAAAAAGCATTGAAGAAACTTCTAAATCAACAGGTGAGGGTGTTAAGGGAATTGGAAAATCAATAAAGACGGCAGGTTTAGGTTTGTTTATTATTGCTCTTGACACTATCAAAGAATTATTCCTGCAAAATCAAATCGTTGCCGATGCAGTAGGTGCATCATTTGAAGGATTGGCTTTGGTTTTTAATGATGTGTTTGGATTGTTGATAGGTGGGCAAGAGTCAGTCAAAAAACTAGGGGATGCTTTCGATAAATATTTTGGGCAACCTATACAAACTGCCACACAAGCCTTTGAAAAATTTGGTGATGCATTTAGCAAGATATTCGGTGGTGATTTTAGTGGTGCATTGGAATCTGCTCAAGAAGGATTTAGTGGTTTAGGTGATGCAATATCACAAACTGGTGACGGCTTTGTAGAGGCAGCCACAGATGCAGCAGAATATGCAGTTGAATTAAAAGATGCAGCAGTTGCAAATGTTCAACTTGCAAAAGAGGCACAAAAAGCGGAAGTAATAAATGCCGGTTTGCTTGAAAAGTACGATAGACAAGCAGAGCAACAAAGACAAATTAGGGATGAGGAGAGAAATTCAATTACAGACAGAATTGCAGCAAACGTAGAACTAGGAAGAATATTAGAAGAGCAAAATGCAAAAATGCTTGAGAATGCCAAGATAGTAGAAAAGGCTGCACAAGTAGCATTTAATCGAAATAAAAGCCTAGAAAATGAAACTGCATTAATTGCTGCTAAGAATGAAGTGATGGCAGTAGAAGCGACTATTGAAGGTTTCAGATCAGAACAATTAGCAAATGACTTAGCACTTGACAGGGAACGAATTGAACTATTAAACACTGAGGCAGAATCTGTATCTAATTTAGGTTTTGAAAAAAGAAAATTTGATGCTGAACAAGAAAAAAATGCAGTCAAAAGAATTGAGAAATTAAAAGAAATAAACGAAGAAGAAAAACTAGTTGAGGCAGAAAGACTACAAGCAATAGTAGATAATGCTAACATAGGAACACAAGCAAAGGTAGATGCACAAATTGCTTTGGATGAATTTATGCAAACTAGCAGACACGAATCCATAACCTTAGAAAAAGAATACACAGAAGAATTGGCTGCTGAAGAGAAAAAAAGAAAAGATGCTGAATTAGCAGCATTTGTTAATAAAAAAGAAATTGCAATGGCAACAGTAGGTGTTTTGCAAAATGGGTTAGGTGTATTAAAAGGGGTAACCGAAGGAAATTTAAAACTTCAAAAAGCAATAATTGTAGCAGAAGCAGCAGCAAGTATTGGACAGATAATAATGAGTACTCAAGTAGCAAATGCAAAGGCAGCAGCATTAGTTCCCCCCACAGGCTTTCCTTTTACGGCTATAAATACTGCAAATGCAGCAATAGGAATAGCAGCAACAATAGCATCTTCTAAAAAAGCATTATCTGCAATAGGTGAAGGAGGATCGATTGCATCAGAAGCAACAATAGCATCACCGTCAACAAGGGGTGACTCTTTTGAATCACAAGCACCGGAGTTTAATATAGTAGGTACAAGCGGAGCAAATCAGATTGCTGATGTAGTTGCATCACAAGCACCAGTAAAGGCTTATGTGGTTGCAAACGATGTTACAACGGCACAAGCATTAGATAGGAACATTGTAGAATCAGCGACATTATAAACACAAAAATTAAAATTTAAATCGTTATATAGTTATGAAAATCGTAGAATTAGTTTTAGATGACAATGAAGAAAGCGGAATTGAAGCTATCTCTATTGTTGAATCACCTGCTATTGAATCTGATTTTGTGGCTTTAAAATCTGAAGAAGTAAAACTTGCAGAAGTTGACACAGAAAAAAAGATTTTAATGGGTGCTTTATTAATCCCAAATAAGCCTATATACAGAAAGACAGAAGGAGATGAGTATTATATATATTTCTCAAAAGATACTGTATTAAAAGCCTCACAAAGATACCTAACCAATGGATATCAAAACAATTCAACACTAGAACATTCTGACAATTTAGAAGGATTGACATTGGTTGAAAGTTGGATAGTAGAAGATGAGGTTCAAGACAAATCAAGAAAGTACGGTTTGAATGTACCAGTTGGAACTTGGATGGGAACTGTCAAAGTTAACAATGAAAAAATTTGGAATGAATTTGTGAAGGAGGGTAAAGTAAAAGGATTTAGCATAGAAGGCTTTTTTGCCGATAAAATTAAAGCATCAGAAATGAAAAAAGAAGAACAAGAAGCAGATTTATTGCTTAGTAAAATAACAAGCATTGTCAAAGGTAAAAGGGTAGAATTGGGTTTAATAGATGATGCTTTAAAATATATTAAAGGTGTAGAAGTATTTGGAAAAAATATTGATATAGGTGAAAAGCAATTAAAATCTGCTATTGTATCTATGAAGGTAGATATTGAAGATTTACAAGGAGATATTAATATGTTAAAAAAGGGTTTAACAAAAGTGGAGGCAGCATCTAAAGATTTAGGTGTAAATCCAAATAGTATTCCAAAATATAAAGAAGCATTAAAAGCAATAGAATACGGAGAAAAACAATTACAAAAAGGTAAGCAATTATTAAAATAAAAAACAATGAACAAAAGAGAATTAAGTAAAGTATTCAGCAAGTTGTCAAGGGAAGAGGTTAATCTAGAATCTCATAAGGTTGATTTGGGGTTAGCACAAGATTTGCAAAATTCAGTTAAAGCAATGAGTAACACTTTAGATACTGCAAACAAAGTGGTTGATGCATCAATAAAAGTAAATGTGGCTATAAAAAAAGTTGAAAAAGATTCAAGATTTTATAATAAATATGCATCAATTACTTATGAAGATATTACACAAAACTTAAAAAATCTAAAAACTTTGATGGATAAAGCGTCAACAATGGCTAAAGAACTTGGAGTTCAAGAAGAAGACATTGATGGATATAAAAAAGCATCAGATTTATTTCTAGATTTAAAAAATGCTGCAAAGAGAATGACAACTAACACTTTAGAATTTGATATTTAAAAATGCAAGGCATTAAAAAAAAGAATTACATTCCTAATCCTACATCTCCAAGAGGAGGCAGAAGAGCGTGTTTGTGTCAAGATAATACCTATTCAATAGAATGTTGTGATGGTGATAATTGGGCGCAAGGCATTGGTGTTATTACAGGAGTAGAAGGTAATTTTTTAACTAAAGAAGATACTGATTTAATTCTTCAAGAGGATAATTCTAAAATTATATTATAATGGCAAATTCAAAAATATCTGCTTTACCAATAGCAACTGCATTGCAAGGAGATGAATCTTTTGCATTAGTTCAAAATGGTACAACTAAAAGAACTACGTTAAGTGATATAGATAATTATGTAATTGAAACACATATAACAGTTGCAGATGGTACTACAATAAATTTATCAGATAGCACTTATACTAGTTCTACTTTAATAAAGTTCACATTTACTGCAACAGGTGGAGTAGAGAATGCAACGGTTAATTTGCCAAGTGTAAACGGAACAAACACAAATAGATTAATAAGATTTATATCTGATTCAACATTTACATCCAATACTAGGGTTAGTTTAACTCCTATTAATGGAGCAACCATAGACGGTTCAGCATCTCCTTATGTAATTAACAAAGAATACGAAGGTGTTCAGTTGTGGAGCGATGGAACAGAGTGGTTCATAGTTCAAAAGAAAGCATGAAAATGCAAAATAAATTTTAATAAGCGTTATATGAATATGAAATCAAATGAAGTTTTAAACCAAATCAAAACGGTTTTAGGAATTGATCTTGAAAAGAAAGAGATTAAACTAGAAAGCCTAAAATTAGAAAATGGAACTGTTGTAGAAGCAGAATCATTTGAAGAAGGTAATGATATTTTTATCATGACTGAAGATGAAAAAGTAGCACTTCCCGTTGGTGAATATATGCTTGAAGATTCAAGACTTTTAGTTGTTGAAGAAGAAGGCAAAATTGCTGATGTTAGAGAAGTGAGTGATGAAGTTCCACAAGAAGAAACAGAAGATTTAGTTGAAGAAGATTTAGCTGAAGAAGCGGATGTTGCTGATTGGCAAGGAATGGAAGTAAGAATTAAAAATCTTGAGGATGCCATTGCGGATTTGAAAGCCGATAAAATGGAAGCTAGTAAGGTAGAAGAGGAAGTTAAAGAAAAACTTTCTGCTGAACCGGCAACCAAGCCTATCAAGCACAATCCCGAAGGCGAATCAAGAAAACAAATAAAAATGCACATTTCTCCGAATAGGGTAATGAGTACTAAAGATAGAATTTTTCAAAAAATATCAAATTTAAAATAAAATGGCTGTAAACATAACCAGTACCTACGCAGGAGAATTTGCAGGAGAATATATCTCTGCTGCCCTTTTGAGTGGAAACACCATCGCAAACGGTGGTATCGAAGTAAAACCAAATATCAAATACAAAGAAGTTATCAAGAAGGTAGCAACTAGTGGTTTGGTAGTAGATGCAACTTGTGATTTCACAAGCGCAGGATCAGTTACATTAACTGAACGAATTATTCAACCCGAATATTTTCAAGTAAATCAAGAAATGTGTCTCACACCTTTCCAATCTGATTGGGAGGCTGCTCAAATGGGATACTCTGCTTTTGATCAATTACCTCCCAAGTTTTCTGATTTTATTATTGGACAATTTGCTGCTGAGGTAGCTGCTAAAACAGAATCTAACATTTGGAGTGGAGTAAACGCAAACGCAGGTGAATTTGACGGATTTACAACTCTTATGACGGCTGATGCTGATGTAATTGATGTAGTTGCAGGTGCAGTTGTTGTTGGAAACGTAGTTACAGAAATGCAGAAAATAGTTGATGCTATTCCTGCTACTTTGTTCGGCAAGGAAGATTTACATATCTATGTATCACAAAACATTGCCAAGGCTTATGTTGGTGCAATGGGTGCATTGGGAAGTGGTATTGACAACAGAGGAGCATTGTGGTATCAGAATGGCGCACCTTTATCTTTCGGTGGTATTCCTTTGTTTGTTGCTAATGGATTAGCAAATAACACTGCGGTAGCTGCTGAGAAATCAAACTTGTACTTTGGTACTTCTTTACTTAGCGATCAGAACGAAGTTAAGTTATTAGATATGAGAGATTTGGATGGCTCACAGAATGTTCGTTTAATCATGAGATTTGCGGCATCTGTTCAGTACGGAATTGGTTCTGACATCGTTCTTTACTCTTAATAAATTTTAAACCATAAGAAAGGGGTAGGTGGGTATGTCTATCTACCCTTTTTTTTTAAAATATAAAAAATATGGCTTGTAACGTAACTTCGGGAAGAGTACTCCCATGTAAGGCAGGATATGGAGGCATAAAGGCTGCTTACTTTTTTGACTTAGATGCACTTGGTGCATTAACGTATACAGATGGTGTAATTACTGCAATAGCAGGTACTCCAACAGTATATGAATATGATGTAAAAAACACATCATCACTAGAAACTGCCATAAACAGTTCTAGGGAAACAGGAACAACATTCTATGAGCAAACACTTAGTTTAACTTTAACTTACTTAGATGCACCAACACAAGAGCAAATCAAATTGATTGCTTGGGGACGTCCTAGTGTAGCGGTTGAAGATTATTATGGAAATATGTTCATTGCAGGATTAGAAAATGGAATGGAATTGAGTGGGGGGACTATTGGCACTGGCACTCAACCCGGTGATCTAAGTGGTTTCACAATGACATTGGTAGGACAAGAAGTTGATCCTGCTACATTTATCACACCTGCTTTAGTAACTGGAGCAACACAAGGAACAAAAATTGATCCTACGGCTGCAGTAACACCTTAATTATTTATTTTCTTCTAGTGAAAGCATCTCTTTTTAGGGGGTGCTTTTTTTTTGTCTTATTTTTACATTTTTTAACCTTCAAATTATACATCAATGCAAGAGATACACAATCAAATCAAAACTTTAGAATCACAATTAACAGGAAATATGTTCTCAGATATGGAAATAAAAGACAAAATACATAATTTAAAAATGAAGGCAAATGGTTGTAAGCCTATTAATACAGAAATTGATTGTGTTGGGTGTGGTTCTTAAAACAAAACATCATTTTTTTTGCGTTATATAGGTATGATTGTATTAACGACATCAGCAACTGCACAAACATTTAAAGTAATACCAAGAGATTATTCTTTAACGGCATTCACAATGAGCATAAGAGATGATAGTACAAATGTAACTGTGACATATAACATCACTGGGGCAACTGTATCGGGTAACTATGTTACTTATCAAAACACATTTTCACCCATTTTAGTAGAGAATCATTTCTATGACATGACACTTTACACAGGAACAAACATAATTTTTAAAGATAGAATCTTTTGTACTGATCAAACAATCAATCAAGTGGATAATGATTATTACAACTTAAATGATGGTGTGTACACAACTGATGATTCTTACAACAATGAATATATCGTAGTATGAAAAGACAAAAGAGTTTACCAAAAGGTGTAACAAAACAACCAAGTATTGGGTTTGTTAATTTAAGCACCTACACTTCACCCGAAGTAAAAGAGGTAAAAAACAAAGATTGGGTAGAATATGGTGCTGATAATAATTACTTTCAATTCTTAATTGATAGATATAATGGATCAGCCACAAACAACGCTGCTATTAATGGCATAAGCCAAGCAATTTATGGCAAAGGATTAAACGCAACAGATGCCAATAAAAAACCCGATCAATATGCCCAAATGATTTCAATGTTTGGGAAGGATTGTGTTAGAAAATTGTCCTACGATTTAAAATTAATGGGACAATGTGCTGCTCAAATAATCTATTCTAAAGACAGAAAGAAGATTGTCAAAGTAGAACACTTTCCAATAGAAACTTTAAGGGCAGAAAAGGCAAATGAAGAAGGTGAAGTTTCTGCTTATTATTATTTTAAGGATTGGACAAACATAAAACCAAGTGATACACCTTTAAGAATCCCGGCATTTGGGATGTCAAAAGAGGATATTGAGATTTTATATATTAAACCATACAAAGCAGGTTTCTATTATTATTCGCCAGTAGATTATCAAGGTGGTTTGCAATATTGTGAGTTAGAAGAAGAGATTTCTAACTATCACATTAATAATATAATGAATGGGTTAGCACCTTCCATGCTCATTAACTTTAATAACGGCACACCTAATCAAGAAGAAAGGCAATTATTAGAAAACAAAATTGCATCTAAGTTTAGTGGGACATCAAACGCAGGTAAATTCATCCTTGCATTCAATGATAATGCAGAATCAAAAGCAGACATTACTCCTGTTCAGTTAAGCGATGCACACAATCAGTATCAATTCCTTTCCACAGAGGCTACACAAAAAATAATGGTAGCGCATAGGGTTGTTTCACCTATGTTATTAGGAATAAAAGATAATTCGGGTTTAGGCAATAACGCTGAAGAAATAAAGACTGCAAGTTTATTGATGGACAACACAGTAATACGTCCGTTTCAAGAACTTTTAATTGATTCATTTGATCAAATACTAGCCTACAATGACATTGCTTTAAATCTTTATTTTGTGACTTTGCAACCATTAGAATTTACAGAGGTTGACACAACAATACAAAGCCAAGAAGACATTGAAGAAGAAACAGGTGTGCAGATGTCAAAGATTAGTTTAAAAGAGATTGATGGGCAAACTGTATTTGAGACTAAAGAAGAAGCCATTGCAGAAGCAGAAAAATTAGGATGTGAAGGATATCACACCCACATGGAAGGTGACAAAGAATGGTTTATGGCTTGTGAGACACACGATAAAGCAAGTGAAGAAATTCCCGAACTAACTGATGAAATGGGTGATGAGATACTTGCTGAATTGGAAGGTGAGGTTATCACAGATGAATGGGAACTAGTAGATGAAAGAGAATATGAAGGTGAGAATCTTGAAGAGTGGGCAACTCAATTAATTCAACCAAGTAAATCAAAACTTCAAAAGTTTGCAGATCAAATTACAGGTAAGCCAAAAGTGTTTTCTGTCTTAGATAAAAACCTTTACAAAATACGATACAAGTATTTTAAGAAATCTAAGAAGGCAATGAAAAGCGGAAATGAATCTAGATTGTTTTGCTCAAATATGATGAAGTTAGCAGGGCAAGGAATCATTTACAGAATTGAAGACATTGACAAAGCATCAGACAAAGGTGTAAACAAGCGACTAGGACACAAAGGGAAGCCTTATAACCTCTTTAAATTCAAAGGTGGTATCTATTGTCGACACGCTTGGAAAGAGCAGCTATATAGGCTTAAAAAGAACACAGAGAAAACTGATGATTTTGACAAATACAAAAGAGCAACAACAATACCTAAGAGTTACAAACCTTCTCCAAGGGGATGGAAAGAGGCACAAATTGCTCCAGTAAATATGCCAAATCAAGGTGCATATCCAACTAAAAAGAAATAAGAAATGGCAACAGTATTATTCATAAATCGCACCGACTTAGTCAGAAATTCTATCTTAGATGGCAATGTTGACACAGATAAGTTCATACAATTTATCAAGATTAGCCAACAGATAAATATTCAGAATTATTTAGGTACAAAACTTTACGATAAGTTTACTTTAATAGTTGGAAATGGAGACATTGACACTGTTCCTTATGCTGATTATAAGACACTTCTAAACGAATACATTCAGCCTATGTTGATTTGGTTTGCCCAAGTGGATTATCTTCCATTTGCTGCTTATCAAGTTAAAAATGGAGGGGTATTTAAACACACCTCAGAGAACGCTGAGACTGTTAACAAAACAGAAGTAGACTATCTAGTAGAAAAAGCTAGAACACACGCTGAGTGGTACGCTAGAAGGTTTATAGACTATATGTGTTTCAACGAGAATTTATTTCCCGAATACACTTCGAATGTAAACAATGATATTTATCCAAGTTCTGACGCAACTTTTAACGGATGGGTTCTGTGAGTTACAAACCGAAAGAAGAAAACATTAAAAAATTAAAAAAGTTTTTATTAAAACTAGAAAAAAATGGCTGATTTATTTAATCAACAAATATCCGCAACATATTCGGGTTTACTCAAAACCTCAAGTAGTGGAGTATTAAGCGCATCACTCACTCAGATAACGGATGGTAGGGGAAACACATCACCATTATATCTTTCAACTGATTCAATTCAGTTTTATGGAGAATACGCTTTTCCGAATACAGATGGTTTAGATGGGCAAGTTTTAAAAACTGATGGAGCAGGTGTTTTGACTTGGGAAAATGATAGCCTTTCAAACACATTAGATTTTTCGGGTGGTACAGGCACAGGCTCAGTTACTTTAGACAGTCAAACATTAGCCTTTACAGGTACGGCAAATGAAATAGTAACAAGCGCATCAAGCCAAGCAATTACTTTATCCTTTCCAACCGCAGGTGTTGTCCTTCCCGATGGATCAGTAGCGACTACACAAACGGCTAGTGATAACTCCACAAAGGTTGCTACTACTGAATATGTAGATAATCAAGTATCAACCGCAGGAACTGTTACATCAGTAGCGTTAAGTGTTCCAACGGGATTAACTGTTACGGGTTCACCAATAACCACAAATGGAACTATTGCTATAGGTGGTACTTTAGGGGTTGCCAATGGAGGTACGGGAGCAACTACATTAACGGGTATTTTAGTAGGTAATGGTACAAGTGCTATTTCAGTAGTATCTGATGGAATAGTTAGTGGACAAGTTTTGTCTACAAATGCTAATGGAACATATTCATTTATAGATGCTGCGGGTGGTGATGTAAGTATAAGTGGAACACCAAGTACTAATGAGGTAGCAATATGGACTAATTCAAACACTATAAAAGGAGATGCAGCTTTTCAATTTCTTACGGGCGTTCAAAACTCTATTAAATTAATTAGGGGTACGGGGGCAGGCAATATATTATTTTATGCTGCGGATGGTACAACTTTACACGGATACATAGAGAATCAAGTATCGGGCAATGGCTTAGTTATTGGACAGCGAGACGGAGTGACAAGCGCCGTCATAGATTTAGATGATTCTACTATTACATTCAAAACAAATAATAACCCACATCTCACCATCTCATCGGGGGGTAATGTGGGTATTGGAACTAGTGGTACGCCTACAAGAAAATTACAAGTTCTTTCGGGAGCAAGTTCAGATATTGCAAGTTTTGGAAATGATAGCGGTTCATTTACTTTTGGACAAAGTAGCGCTTTAACCTCTTTAGATTTAGCGACTAGTAATGCCTTTCGAATAAGACAAGGTTCTGTTGTTCCCCTCACTATCTCATCGGGGGGTAATGTGGGTATTGGAACTAATTCGCCAACAGTTTCTCAGTCGGGTTACGGTATGGAGATTGGCAATAATTTTCAAAATGCGGGTATACGCTTTAATGCGGGAACTTCGGGATGGGGTTATACGGAATATTATCACGGTTCTACTGCTAAATTCATGATGGGATATAGACAAACAGATGATAGTTTTCGTATTAGAACGGGTGCAAGTTTAGTTAGTGGTAATGGACTCACCATCTCATCGGGGGGTGATGCTACTTTTAGTAAGAGCGTACTAATAGAGGGAAAAGATAACGAGTGGGGTTTAAATTGTAGAGGAGGAACTACAACTAGTCAATCTTATGGCTTATTAGTGAAAGCGGGAACATCTTCATCTGATTATACTATGAGCGTTCAAAGCACAAGTAATACTCAATATCTTTATGTAAGAGGAGATGGCTACTTGTTTTCTTCATCTTCTTGGAGTGGATCAGATAGAAGATTAAAAGAAAATATTATTAATTTAGATGATGGATTAAATAAGGTTTTGGCTCTTCAACCTAGAAAATTTGATTTTATAGATGGGTTTAAAAATGAATTTGGATTTATTGCTCAAGAGGTTAAAGAAGTAATTCCCGAAGCGGTAAGCGTTTACCAAGAGGAAAATGAAATGTTAGCAATTAAAATGGATTTTATAATTCCACATTTAACCAAAGCAATTCAAGAACAACAAACCATCATAGAAGATTTAAAAGCAAGAATTGAAACACTAGAAGGGTAAGTGTTACCTACGTTATTAAAACAAGAGTAAACAAAATAAATAAAATAAATTATGAAAGAAATAGAACCAATAGACGTTTGGCAGAACGGAACAACCAAAACTGCTGTAAAATTACAAGCACAAGGTACAAGTGTAACCTTGGGACAAGCAGCCTCTTTTTATTGGCAATTGTTAACTGAAGAAAATTATCAAGTAGCAAATGGTAACCTTGGAATTAGTGGTTCGCAATACGATGCGTGGGGTGCTGATGATGATTACGTTTACACGATTATAGCAGAGGATTTAAACCTAGTGATTGTAGGTGATTGGGTAGATTCGGAAGATTAATTATCTTTGAAGAAAAAAAGCTATGAAAATTACAGAAAAAGAACTAGAAACATTACAAACGCAAGAGAAACAAAAGAACCAACTTGCTCACGATTTAGGTGCTTTAGAATCTAGAAAGCACAAATTACTTCACTTATTAGATGATGTAATAGAGCATCAAGAAATGACATTTGAATCAATAGAAGAAAGCTATGGCAAAATTAACATCAACCTTGAAACAGGAGAGTACACCGAAATTACGGAAGAAGAAACTAAGTAAAAACCTAAGTTACAAAGAAGGAATTTTTTCTAGTACTGCCGTTAAACTGGGAATTAGTAATGAGCCAACCGAGGAACATTATGAGAATATGCTAGTTACTGCTGAGAAGCTATTTCAGCCACTTAGGGATTGGTGTGGGCATCCTATTCGTATAAATAGTATGTACAGATCAGAAGAATTAAATAAAGCCGTAGGAGGCTCTAAAACAAGCCAACACGCATTTGGACAGGCTTTAGATTTAGACACACTAGGAGAGAAGTCAAACGCTGATTTATTTAATTGGGCATCTGAAAATCTTAATTTTGATCAGTTGATTTGGGAATTTGGAACAAATGAAGAACCGAATTGGATTCATATTTCTTTCTTGAGCGAAAAAGAGAATAGAAACCAAAAACTAAAAGCAACAAATCACAGAGGAAAAACAAGATATTCTAATGCCAATACCTAAACCAAATAAAAACGAAAAGCAGAAGGATTTTATGGTTCGATGTATTCCCCAGTTAATGGGGGAGTACAAGAAAGATCAAGCCATTGCTATTTGTTATCAAAAATTCAAAGATAAAAAATGACACAATTAAATGTAGATGTGGACGGAGACAAAAAACCGGATTTTCAAGTTGATTTTAAAACCCTAATAATGGCGGTTGGTATGGTAGTTTCATTAACACTATCATACGCAATGTTAAAGAGTGAAATTGAAATTGCTAAAACACTGCCTAAACCAATAGTATCACAAGATGACACTAGGGTAGTTAATCAAAAGTTAGATTTTTTAATCAGAGAATTTGAAAAGTTTGAATCACAAACAGACAAAAGAATTGAAGATTTAGAACAAAGAGTATTTAAAAAATAAAGCTATGTTAAAGACATTTTTAAATTTAGTAGAAACAATAGTTCCAATAGGTGGAGAACTAGTTGAAAACATAAAAGCCAAAGAAGGCGGTGTAGGAAGGTTTTTTGCACCAAGGTTTATCAAGCAAATGGTAAGGTTATTAGTTGCAGCAGCAGCCGTTTATGCATTTGTCACAGGCAAAATTTCGCTTGAGGAAGTAGAAGAGGTTGTAAAGTAAATTTTTTTTATTATCATTGCATTGCCGTCAAGGCTAAACTTGCACACTAAACACCAGTGCTTGGATCGGGCAAAATATTTATATCTCCTCAATGGGGGGTAAGGGGGGCATTAACTAGATAAGAACCCCCTTAAAGGGGTTCGTTTAATATGAAGAAATTAACGAGGAGTAAATTAATCAAAAAACTAGATAATGTATTTAGCCAATACATCAGAAGAAAAGATGCTATTAATGACATAGCAAAATGTATCACTTGTGGAGTTGAAAGACATTGGAAAGAACTACAATGTGGACACTTTATGAGCAGAAGCCACTATTCTACTCGGTGGGAAATACTTAACGTAGGGGTGCAATGTATCAGTTGTAACATATTTAAACATGGGCAACAATACCTTTTCAGTAAATACCTAGATAAAACCTTTGGGGAAGGAACATCAAATGAATTGTTTTTAAAATCTCAAATAATGGGAAAATTTACCACAAATGAAATTGAAGAAATGATTAAAAAATATAAAGATTTGCTTGATGAATTAGAATAAATTAGTATATTTGAGCAACTTAAATATCTGTGGTGGTATATTTTTTTTAGATAGACTCCTATCTAAATATCTGTTAAAAGGGGAAAATTAATTTTTTCCTCTTTTTTTGTTTAAATAGTTTGTTGTTAAATTTTTTGTATATAACTTGCCTTCATAATCAAACAAACAAATATGGATTTATTAGAACAACACACAGAAAAACAAATGCATCAAACAATTGATGAAATGATAGTAAGTAAGCAAAAGATGATAAATAAAATTAATGATAGAGGTATTCGTTATAAGTTATGGAGTAATAATGATGTTGAATTAAAAAGTTCTCTATTCCCTTATGAAAACATGAATGGAATTAAAGAATTAAAAGAACAATTAAAAAAAATAAAAATTGCAAAATCAAATAATAAATTTCCTTTTATTCAAGATGTGTATATGATGACATTAAAGGATTTTAAAAACAAATATCAAAGTAAAGACTATGGACTTACCCCTAAAAAAATTATTGAATTGAGAAATGATCCCAAATGGGCAGAAGTTTGGGAAAAAGAATTTAAAGAAAAATAATTAAACAGGGGGGGTAAAACCCCCTTTAATATATGGAGCAAAAAACACCAACACCATTAAATATACTTTACGACAAAAAAACAGAACCAAATAGAGATAGATTTTCATTTGCATTTTCATCAGACATAAATGATTGGATTTACTCAAAGCAAAGGAGATATGACAAAAAAGCATATAGAATTAAAAAAAAGCAACAAATTTAATTTTAAAATAAAATGTTTATATTTGTTAAAAAAAACTATGGAAAACATAGAACACATCAAATATCAGTACGAGGTACAGATACAAGAATTTCAATTACTCATACATAAATTGGAAAATAAGATTGAGATGTTACAAGCATTGTTACAATCTAGGGAAAATCCCAAACAGGTTAAATTTTAAATTAAAATTATGGATATATCACTAAACCACAAGTTATCAGAAATTCAAGCATTATTTAAATCGAAGAAAAGTAGATTTAATTCATTTGGCAAATACAATTTTAGAAGTGCAGAGGATATTTTAGAGGCTTTAAAGCCTTATCTTTTGAAACATGATGTTACTATCAGAATTAAAGAAAAGTATCTAGGTAGTTATGTTATTAAGTCTACGGCTATAATATCAGATGGAGTACAAAAGATAAAAGCAACTGCCATTGTAGGTGTTGACACAGATCAAAAAGGTATGCAAATGCCTCAAAGATTTGGATCAGCAAGTTCTTATGGTAAAAAGTATTCACTGGGCAATTTGTTTTTGATTGATGACACACAAGATTCTGATGCCATCAATAAACATGACAAAACCCAAAAGCCTATTTTGCTAAAGAATACACCAAATTACAAAAAAGTAGAACACGCAATGAGTAATGGATTTACCATTGATGATGTAAAAAAGAAGTACACAATAAATGATGAATTAATTTTAGAACTAGAACAAATAAATAAATAATATGGGATCACTAGGAAGTATTAACATAAGGGTAGACAAATTACCCAAGGAAAAATTTGTAAAAGGTAAAGATGGAGCGGTGTATTGTGACATAACATTTTCAATAAATGATGACACAAGATACGGCAACAATGTATCAGCAATGATTCCTCAAACAAAGGAAGAACGAGAAGCCAAAAAGGCAAAGCAATACATTGGCAATGGCAAAATCTTTTGGACAGATGGAACTATTAAGTTAGCTGAGAAAGAAGAGAAAACCGAAGATAGCGGATTACCTTTTTAATTTGAGGGGGATTAATTTCCCCCTTTTTTTTATATAAATTACACCACATGACAGATATAGAAGCGCAACTGGTTGAAACCTTTTGCAAAATAGACAATACACAAGAAATAGAATATCCTCCTATTTCCCTATCCATAGGTAGTAAAGTTATAAGCAGTAAAAAAGGCAATCAAGTAGTAGATATTCCTATTGGGACGTATGGAAATTTTAGCTTTATACAAGCACCCCCCAAAAGCCGAAAATCCTACTTTGTAAGTTTGCTAGTTTCAGCTTATTTAAAACATAACAATTTTGTAGGTAAAATTAAATCCCACAGAAAGAATGAAAAGGTTTTACATTTCGACACAGAACAAGGACACTGGCATAGTGCAAGGAGTTTTAGAAGGGTAATTGATATGTGTGGTACATCAGACGGTTATCATACTTTTGCTTTGCGTACGCTTAACTATTCGCAGAGAATGGAGTTTATAGAATATTGTTTTAGAAAGCACAAAAACACAGGAATTTGTGTCATTGATGGAATAGCTGATTTAGTTAGTGATGTCAATAATTTAGAACAAAGTAATGATTGTGTACAAAAGTTGATGAAATGGAGTACTGATTTTAAATGTCACATCATTACAGTCATTCATAGTAATTTTGGAACTGACAAACCAACAGGGCATTTAGGTTCATTTTTAGAAAAGAAAGCAGAAACCCAAATATCACTTGAAAAGAACACAGTACATTCAGATCAAACAACTGTAACCTGTAAAAGAAGCCGAGGTTTTCCATTTGAAAACTTGTCATTTAAAATTAATAACTTTGGCTATCCGGAAATAATAGAAAACTTTTATGATCCCCTCAAAGGCACTTGAAAAAATATTTGAAAAGAATGATCAATGGATTGATATAGTCAAATCCTTTGGTTGTAATCGTGACACATCACAAGACATAGTTCAAGAGATGTATTTTAAGGTTCAGAAACGATTAGAGAAAGGGACAGACATTCAATACAGTGAAGATGATATAAACTACTACTATATTTTTAAAGTGCTTAGATCGCTTTTTTTAGACTTGAAAAGAAAAGAATCAAAAGTTCAAATAGTCGAACTAGGAGAAATTGAAAATTGTGAATTAGACATCAATTATGAAGATGCTTATGAAGCAGTCACTGAAGAAATAAACACTTTATTTTGGTATGATCGAAAAGTTTACGAAATAATAGATGGAGGTAAATCTATTTCTGAGTTATCCCGGCAAACAAACATATCCTATTACTCACTTTACAACACTTACAAAAAGGTTAAAAACAAACTAAAACATTTACTATGAAATTGGGAGATTTAATTTATTACATAACCAAATACACAGGTATAAAAGCCTTGGTGGATTGGTACAGTAAATACACTGGCAAAGATTGCGGATGTGATGAAAGAAGAAAAAAACTAAATAAGGTAAACGGAATTAAAAGATGGTAAAATTTAAAAAAGAAGATTTGGCGGTTTGGAATGAATTTAGATCAGTAAATAAATCTGTCATTACTCACGAAGAATACAAGATGGTTTGCAAGTTTCACGCAGACTATTTTGATCATCCACTAGAAGAACCATGTAAGTGCGCACCCAAAAGAATAAACCAGTTAATAGCTGATTTAAATAATGTGTGGGAGCAATCAAAAAGAAAAACTAGAAAGAAAAAGAAGGAACAATAGTTTTATTAAACTTTTTGTGTATATCTTTGTTACTCATTAAACAAACAGATATGGAAAATTTTATAGAACACATTTTTGGAGACATTATGAAAGATGTTGATGAATTAGTAAAAGACGGAGAAAAAATCATAGAAAATGAGAAACTCAAAACTACTAAGGGAACGAAAAAAGATTGATAACCTGTGGGTTATTGAATGTCCAACCTGCGGAAATCATGCAGCATCTTCTGATAATATGCAATCACTACCCGATTGGGTTGTATGTAAAGAATGTTATCCCACTAAACTTTTGAATGATGTCATACGAATGGATTATAGAAAGAGATATACAAGAATGGGAAGTAGAAGCAGCCTATAAAAAATACACCAAAGCCAAAAAATCATTTAACAATTACGAGGAGTACAATAGATGGTTTGAGTACTGGCTAGATTATTTACAAATTAGAAACAGATGGAATATACAAATGAATTTTTAAATTATGAAGAGGGAATAAGCAACTGCTGCGGAGCAAGGGTTATAGAACACTCAGAAAGATGTGATGCTTGTCAAGAGAATTGTGAAGTAGTAGAAGAATGATTTTGCTTGTAGATGCAGATAGTTTGGTTTTTGCAAGTTGCTATCGCCCAAAGGAGGATGTTGACACATTCTACACAAATTTAGATGATGTCATTCACAAATTTGATGAATCATTTATGAAGATAGTAAATGATCTATCTGATAAGTACGAGGTAAAAGAGGTGTTAACCTTTAACAATAGCAAAGGCAATTTTAGAAAACTAATTACACCCACTTACAAAGCAAATAGAATAGGACAAAAGAAACCTCCATTGCTTAAACAAATGCATGACTATGTGCAAGAAACTTATGATGGCATTTATGGATACGGAATTGAAACAGATGACATAGTTGCTCAATATTGGAAAGAATTAACTACTAAGTTTGGCAGAGAAAATGTAATGATTGTTTCAATAGATAAAGATTACCTTCAGTTCCCGGCATTGATTTATAAGTATAACCGAAAAGAAATTTTAGACTTATCTAAATATGATTCATTGCTTAACTTTTACACACAAATGATAGTTGGAGATACTGCGGATAATGTGAACTACTTCAAAGGAAAAGGTGTCAAGTTTGCACAGAAATATTACAAGGACTGTGACACAAAATATCAATTCACTAAAATGTTATACCTTCTTTTTAAAGAAAGATACAAAAGCAAAGCAAGGGAAAAGTACATAGAGTGTTACAACCTTTTAAAACTTAGAACAGAATGAAATTAAAAGAACAATTAAACGAAAAGATAAAGACAAGAGATGAGGCAAGAAAATTAATTCTTGATCCATACATTGATCAAATCAAAATAGTAGGTTTAACCAAAGGATTAAAAAAATTAGAAAAGGAAATAAATGGTTTAATTAAACAGATAGAAAATGAAGAAAGCTAAAAGAATAGTAGGCACTTTGTTTATAGTTATAGCAAGTGTTTTGATTTTAATAATCGGAAACTTTATAGACTTACACAAACCACATGACAGATAGTATAGTAGAAAGCGTTCTAGATAAGTTTAAAGAACGCTCAGAGGAAGGAATAAAGAAATATGGTGTGACATTAGATAGAAAAGATTTAAGTCCCTTAGAATGGCTGAATCATCTTCAAGAAGAATTGATGGACGCAACGTTATATATAGAGAAGTTAAAGAAAGAACTATGACAGAAATGGATTTAAAAGAAAAGTTAATTCACAAAATTAAACTTCTTATTTTAGAACATCAATACACAAATATACCTACCCCAATTGATGAGTATATTATTATGGCTGAAGAGTTATCTGAATTAATCCTTAATGAAATGATTAATATAAACAATATGAGTAAAGCAGATAAAGATTATTTAGCACATTTAAGTGTTAATAAAATGAAACAATTAATTAGTTAATCTAATAAAAAATGACAGAAAGAGAAAAAAACGCAAGTGATCAAGCACAGAAATTAATCAGCAGATACATAAGTGAATGTGGTGTTGATGAAGATTCTGCAAAGAAGGGGGTTTTGATTCTTATAGATGAAATCTTTAAGTGGGGATTACCTTACAGGTATCAAGTAGAATTTTGGAAAGAGGTTAAAAGATATTTAAAATGACGGCACAAGAAATTAGCGACAGAATAGTAAAGAAAACTAAAGTAAATGTTTTTGAAGATAGTAGGAAAAAAGAAGTGATTCATTACCGTTCACTACTCATTTACTTGCTTAGAGAAAAGATGAATCTTAGATGGATGAATATAGCACTGTTTTTTAAAGCAAATGACAAAAGTATAACACACGCAACTATTATACATTCACATCATTACTATCAACTTTACAAGGATGAAAATCCCAAATTAGAAGAGTTAGAAAAACAATTTAACTTTGCACCAGTTGATCTTGATACGCTTGACAAGATTCATATGTTAGAGAATAAAGTTAAAAATTTAAGGAAAATAATACAGAAATATGAAAAAGTTAGTTAGTTCAGTAAGGAAGTCACTAAGAAATTTATTCACAGAAGATGATCCCACTAAAATATGGGTTCAGATACCTAGAAATTTCAAAACAAAGAAAGATCAGAATTACATGATCAGAAGAACAAAGGATTTTATAATTGAAAACACAGAGGTGGGATAGTAATGCATCAGATTATAATTAATGATGAAGATTTAAAAAAAGCCACAACCCGTTATGAGTTTAATAATTTAAAAAACTCAATTACTAAAGGTGAAAGCGAAATATATGGTGCGCTTGGTGAAGTAATGGTTTTGAATTATTATAAGAACAAAGCCAAAGTAATAGATGAATCTAGTTTTAATTATGATTTGATTTTAAATGGTTTTACTGTTGAGGTTAAAACTAAAAAAATAAAATATCCTCCAAAAGAAAATTATATTGTAAGTGTTGCAGCATCAAATGCAACTCAAAATTGTAACTATTATTATTTTACAATGGTGCATAATTTTTTAAAAAGGGGTTGGCTTTTGGGTTATATGTCAAGAGAAGATTTTTTTAAGAAAGCAGTGTTTTGCAAGAAAGGTGAAAAAGACATATTACACAAAAATAATAATTTTATAATTAGATCAGATTGTTGGAGTATAAAAATAAGTGATATTACAAATAGGATTGAATAAACAAAAATAAATCAGATGGATGGAAGACAAAAAAACGGAGGGATAAGAGAAGGGGCAGGACGCCCAAAGAAAGCAGATGAAGAAAAGTTAATTGAAAAACTAGATGCTTTAATTGATAGTGACAAGGTGGTAATGAAACTGGGTGAGATGTGTCTTAAAGGAGATTCAAGAGCATTGACGTTATACTTCAATTACAGATACGGAAAGCCAAAAGAAAAGATTGACATCTCAGCAACAGAAGGTTTGAATATCAACTTTAAAGATTTGATTCAATTTGGTGATTAAGGTTAACCCCAAATATTCACCAATATCAAAAGCAGATTCTAGATACTTTATTGTAACAGGTGGAAGAGGTAGCGGTAAATCCTTTTCCATTAATCTGATGTTGTGCCTTTTAACTTATGAGAAAGGACACGTTATCCTTTTCAGTAGATACACCTTAACATCTGCTTATGTTTCTATAATTCCGGAGTTTATCGAAAAACTAGAACTGCTGAATATCTTTGATCATTTCCAAATCACAAAGGATGAGATTCAAAACAAAATATCCGGCAGCAAGATTATCTTCAAAGGAATAAAAACATCATCGGGTGATCAAACTGCAAATCTTAAATCACTACAAGGTGTTACAACCTTTGTATTGGATGAGGCTGAAGAATTAACCAATGAAGACACATTTGATAAAATAGATTTATCGGTTAGATCGCAAACGCAAACCAATAGAATTATCTTAATCTTAAACCCAACCACAAAAGAACACTGGATTTACCAAAGGTTCTTTCAAGACAAAGGAATGCAAGAGGGTTTAAACACAAGTAAAGAAGATGTGACATACATCCACACAACCTACTTAGACAACATTCAAAACCTTTCAGAAAGCTACCTATCACAAATAGACAATATTAGGGTAAGACGCCCAAATAAATACAAGCATCAAATCCTTGGGGGATGGTTAGATAAAGCCGAAGGTGTAATTTTCGATAATTGGAAAATAGGAGAATTTAAAAAGGTAGGGGTTTCTGTGTTTGGACAAGATTATGGATTTGCATCAGATGAATCTACGCTAATTGAAACCAATATTGACACAACAAATAAAATCATCTATCTAAGGGAATGTTTTTATATCAAACACCTAACTACATCACAGATTGCTGAACTGAATTTAAAACACGCAGGTGATGCTTTAATAATAGGGGATAGTGCAGAGCCTAGATTAATAAATGAACTAAAATCTAAGGGAAGTAAAATAGTTGCATCTGTCAAGGGGCAAGGTTCAATTACCTATGGAATATCCTTGATTCAAGATTATGATTTAATAGTATCTGAAGATTCGGTTAATCTGATTAAAGAATTGAATAACTATTGTTGGCTAGAACGTAAATCAAAAACTCCACAAGATTCCCACAATCACCTTCTTGATGCACTTAGGTACTCGGTTACCTATCAATTACAAAACCCAAATAGGGGAAAATATCATGTTAGATAAAACTATTTAATAAAGTTTTTGTTTTATAAGTTATTTATATTACCTTGCATATATGATTAACAAACAAACAAACAAAATGGAAACAATGAAGCCTTTATTTACAGACATAGAACTAAAAGAAATTATACACGATATAGATATAGCCTATATTGACATGATGGATTCAGAGGTACACAGACAAGAAGTAAATTGGTTTGTGCATGACTTAGAGATATTTGCAAGTGTGTTGTGTATTCGTGAAACACTTAGTGAGCCATACGAGACTTATGATCATCAAGAGCCGGGAACATACAGATATTTTTTTGAAATTGATGATTGTTGCGCTTACTTTAATGATGAAGATTGTATTACAAATCATCAACTTGAGAATATAATAGTACCAGTTTTAGAAGTTAAAATTCACCCACATGGATAAGATACAAAATACACACGATGCAGAATATTGGAACAATGCACATCTTTGTTCTAGCATTCTTAGGAAATGGCATAAGATCAAACCCGGCAATGAAGAAATAAGATCAGTAATGACTGCTCTTCAAGAGATGACATTTTATGTAGCACGTTTAAAGCACGATGCACAAGCAAAGGATAAGATAGTCGAAGAGTACAAATTAGAAAGGAACAAGTGGTGCATGAGGGCGCAACAAGCAGAGCGAAGATTTGACAACGCAGAGAAGTTGATAGATATTTAAAACTTTTGTTTAGTTGGTTAATTGGGGTAGTCAGAAATGGCTGCCCTTTTTTTGTGTTTAAAAATCACTTCTGTTTTGCGTTATATATTTATGAAAGCAAGTGTAACTGTACCGAGTCTATCTGAAATTACCCTAGAACAATATCAAAGATTTTTGAAAGTTCAAGAGATTAACAAAGAAGATGAATATGTTCTTCAGCTAAAGATGATTGAAATCTTTTGTAATGTTGATTATAAAGATTGCAGAAACATCAAATTTTCAGATGTTGAAAAGATCATCGAAGTACTGACAAAAACCTTTCAAGAAAAACCCGAACTTGTAACTACTTTTAAAATGGGTGGTGTAGAGTATGGATTTATTCCAAATTTACAAGAAATTTCTTTTGGTGAATACATTGATTTAGATTCTTTTTTACCATCAGAACAAGATTTACATAGGGCAATGAATGTGTTGTATCGTCCGATAACAAACAAGGCAGCAGGTAAGTATTCTATTGCAGAATATGACATTGACACAAAAGAGATAATGAAGCAGATAAAATTAGATGCAGTTCTTGGTTCTCTTTTTTTTTTTCAAAGTTTAGGCTTGGAGTTACTGAACGTTACGAGCAATTATTTACAGGAGGAAATGGAGAAACAACCACAATTTCAGCAGGATTTGGAAAAAAGTGGGGATGGTATTCAAGCATC